CTTACCTGTAATATCAATATCTCAGTCCTAACGAGTTGGAGCTAAAATGTCCGAGTGGGAAAAAGAGCAAGAAGCCTTCCTGATCAAGATCGGGCAGGTAGCACCATCAACACCTAAGCCAGTAACTACTAAGAAAGACGAGGAATAATCTCATGGCTGTATTTCTAAATAACAAGGTCGGCGTGAAGATTAACACAGTCGATCTTTCAGACCACGTTACAGCAGTAACACTTAACCGCACTTTCGACGAGCTCGAAGTGACTGCAATGGGCGATGGCGGACATAAGTTCGTTAAAGGCCTCGAGGCATCATCAGTCACAATCGACTTCCTCAATGACACAGCAACAGCCAACGTCCTACAGACCTTGCAAGCTGCATGGGGAACTAACGTCACAGTAGTCCTTCTACAGGAAAAGGGAACCGCAGTATCTGCGACTAACCCTCTTTACACAATGACCTGCCTTATCAATGGCACAACCGACATCAACGGCGCAGTCGCTGATATCGGAATGCAGAGCCTGACATTTAACGTCTCAGGCACTACAGTAGTTGCCACAACAGGCACATTCTAAAACACTAAACAAAGGGGCACAGCATGGCAAAGTTAATAGTAACGATGGCAGACAACAGCGTCACGAATATCGAGATCACACCTCGACTGGAGTACGCGTTCGAGCTATATGCTAAAAAGGGATTTCACAAAGCGTTCCGCGATGATGAAAAGCAGTCAGATGTCTATTGGCTTGCATGGGAAGGCCTTCGACTAAGTGGAGTCACAGTCAAGCCATTCGGCTCAGACTTTCTCGAAACTCTTAAGAGTGTAGAGGTTGCAGAGTCTGACCCTTTGGCCTAGGCAGGGATAGCATCCACTATCTCATTGCTCGCTTGAGCATCGAGACGGCTATCCCTCCACAAGACTTAATTGATTTAGATTCGACAATGCTCCAGATGTTACTGAAAGCGTTGAAAGATAGAGCAAAGGAGCAGAGCGATGCCTACAGAGCTAAAAGGCGCTAACGAGCTTCGCAAAGCCCTAAAGAAATTTTCACCTGATCTAGACAAAGCAACACGCGATGAGATGGTTGGATTCTTAAAGCCATTGGTAAAGAAAGCCAGAGGCTTCATGCCATCTAACAGCGCCATGCCGTCTGGATTCGTTAAGCATGAAGTTAAGACTGCAACTTTTCCAATGTACGATGCAACCGAGGCACGTCGAGGCGTAGGTTATAAACTGACACCGACTAAGCCTAACCGCGAGGGATGGTCTGCGACTGTATCGATCCACAATAAGACAGCGGCAGGCGCGATCTTTGAGACGGCTGGACGTAAGTCTGGCATGTCTGGTCGCTTCACACCACGATTGCAGGGCAACCTAACAGGCTCTGGCAAGATGTCTGGACGTGCAATGTTTAAGGCGTACAAAGAAGATGAGGGCAAGGCTAAGGCTGGAGTTATCAAGGCGCTTGAAAAGGCCGCCACTAAGTTTAATGGGAGTGGCAACTAATGGCTGAACTAAGAATCCCCATAATTGTTGAAAACAAAGGCAAGAAAGCCCTTGAAGATACCGACAAGGATGTCAAGAAACTTTCTAAGTCTTTTAAGAAACTAGCAGGCGCACTAGGGATTGGTCTATCAGCTGCCGCCGTAGTTAAATTTGGTAAACAAGCCGCTAAGGCATTTATGGAAGACGAGAAGGCAGCCAGCCGTCTAGCCATGTCGGTCAAGAATCTCGGCCTAGGATTTGAGTCAGTTCGCATCGAGAGTTTTATCAGTGAACTTTCTGCCATGTCTGGAGTTACAGATGATGAACTGCGTCCGGCAATGCAGAAACTATTGCAGACTACTGGATCGGTTACTAAGTCTCAAGAATTGCTTAACCAAGCCCTAGACATTTCACGCGGCTCTGGCGAGGACTACGAGACTGTAGTTAATGATCTTTCAATGGCTTACGTTGGAAACACTAAAGGACTTCGTAAGTATGCTCTAGGACTATCTCAGGCTGAGCTTAAGACTATGAGTTTTGCAGATGTACAGTCTAAGTTCGCTGCCACATTTAAGGGATCTAATGCTGCTTACCTTGACACATACGCTGGCAAGTTTGAGTTAATCAACACAGCCGTTGGAGAGGCATCAGAAAAGATCGGTGGGGCTCTAGTTGAGTCTCTAGTGGCAGCCTTCGCAGCTGGAGATCCTCAGGAGTTCGTTGCCAAGATCGAGGGGCTAGCGACAAAGATCGCCAGCATGGTTGCAACAGCCGTTTTTGGATTTAAGAAACTTTATTACCTGACATCTGACCAAGCCATCCTTGCTTCACTAAACCCGTTTGACAATTATGAGAACGAAGTAGTCAAGATTATCGACATTCAAGAAAAGATGTTTAGAGCTTCATTCGAGGGCATCAAGATGGGCTATCTTGGATCTATGCCTATTGGCATCTATAACACTCCAGCGAATGATGCAGCTCGCAAGAAGGCAGAAGCAGACGCACTCAAGCGTGCCAAAGAGTTGGCAGCAGCGCAGACAAAGACTCTGGCAGAAGCCAAGAAAAAGGCTGCACTCGACAAAGCCTCAAAGACTCTCAATATAGACGCTATCGGTATTGAGGCAGCACTCAAGGGAAAGATCAGCGAAACCGATCGCATCTCTTTGCTATTGCAGAAAGCACTTCTTGAAGGTAATGCCACTTTAGCGACTCAATTAGCAGACCAATTAGATGCTGCTACTAAACGCAACGCTCTCCTGAACGCTGCCCTACTTGCTACTCCCAAGGCTCCTAATCCTTACGAGAATTGGAAGATCCCAGATGATGTTCTGGCTTGGACAGCAGCTTCTTTAGGCGTCACAGTTTCAGCCTTAGGCACAACACCTGTCCCTATATCCTCTACCTTCTCAGATGCACAAATGGAATTGGCTGCCGCAGTTAATGCTGGACAGGTCGCAGAGCAGAAGTTAATTAACGTTCAGGTATATCTAGATGGAGACATCGTTGGCGGTGCAATTACTAATTCACAGATTAACGGATCGCTATCTGGATCGTTTAATCAAGTCAATCGATCACGCAATAAGGGCGCAGTAGCGATCGAATGACACTTCCTGCCACCATCTCGGTATCATTTGACTTTTCGCAAGGAGCGACCTTTGGCCTTGGCTTCGTTATTGGCGATGACAAATACGGAGTAATCGGCACAAGCGCATTTGGTGATTCAGCCGTACTTGATCCAGTAGTTGATCTCAGCAGCGTTACTCGATCAATTAAGATCAGCCGTGGCCGCAATATCATGCGAGACACTTACGAGTCTGGCAACTGTACTGTCCGAGTCTTAGACCCTAATTCTTATTTTAACCCTCAAAATGCGGCGTCACCTTATTTCGGCTATCTCACTCCACTACGCAAGATCCGCGTGGCAGCCACTACGGCAACGGCGCAGGAGTTTCTATTCTCTGGATACGTTGACACCTATAAGTATTACTATCCAACAGGGCAGGAGATTGGATACGTCGATATTGTCTGCTCGGATGCCTTTAGACTTTTTCAGATGGCTAACGTGGCAAGCGTTACAGGTGCAACTGCTGGCCAAACTACAGGCACGCGTATCACTAAGATCCTCGATCAGGTCTCATTCCCTACATCAATGCGTATAACCGACGCAGGATCGACGACAGTACAGGCAGATCCGGGAACATCTCGCACATCCCTTGCAGCTATAAAGGCGGCAGAGTTCGCGGAGCAAGGCGCATTCTTCATGTTGCCAGATGGCACAGCGGAGTTTAAGGATCGCTCAGATGTAGTGGGATCTTTAGCCGCTACCCCTATCGAGTTTAATCAGACAACAGGCATTCCCTACTCAGACCTCAAGTACGCCTTTGATGACAAACTTATCGTCAATCAAGCCAGCATGACTCGCATTGGCGGCACAGCTCAGACTTCTGTCAATGCAGATTCATCGGCTAAGTATTTCCCTCATGGCACGACCATCACAGACATGATTCCGCAGACAGATGCACAAGTCTTAGACATTGCAAAGATATATGTGGCAACTAGAGCCGAGACCACGATCCGCATCGATGCCATGACTGTCGATCTACTCGATACAGATGTACCAACTGACACAATGATCGGTCTAGATTATTTTGACAACGTCAAGATTACTAACGTCCAGCCAGATGGCTCGACAATCGTTAAGACCTTGCAGGTACAGGGCTTGGCGTGGGACATAACCCCTAACAGCATGAAATGCACAGTTACAACACTTGAGCCCATCGTTGAAGGATTCATTATAGGATCAGCGACGTCGGGTATAATAGGCACGTCCATATTAGGATACTAGGAGATAAACAATGGCAGCAGGCTTAGGTTTTAAGGAATTTACGACAGGGGACGTGCTAACTGCCGCCGACGCTAACGGCTATCTAGCCTCACAGGTAGTCATGGTCTTCGCTAGTTCGGCAGCCCGTACTTCAGCCATTGCAAGCCCACAGGAGGGGATGATCGCATACCTCAAAGATACTAACGCTGTAGAAAAATACGACGGCGCAGCATGGGTCTCAGTAGGCGGCGGCGGGGGCGGTAAAGTCTTGCAAGTGGTCAGCGCAGTAACAACAACAGCAACCACAATTTCGACAACTACTTTTACAGATTCGGGTTTAACTGCAACAATTACACCTACTTTAGCAACAAGTAAAATTTTAGTTTTAACAACGCAACCGATATTGGTGCAAACTTCAGCGGCTTCAGGAAATTCTGGAACGCGCTTGCTTCGAGGTGCGACAACTATTGCAGATTTGGCTCCTAATAAATATGAGTCATTTTCTTTAACTGCAACGGGTGCAACTGCAATAGCCAATAGAAGTTTACAGAATATACATTACTTAGATTCGCCAGCGACAACCTCAGCGACTACATATAAAACACAAGGCGCAAATTTTACAACTGGCACGATCGTTTTCCAGGAAAGCAGCACTCCCGGATCAATTATACTTTTAGAAATAGGAGCATAAAATGTTACTTCTAGCAGATGCTATTAGATCCCTACGTCCAGAGTCAGAGTTTTCTTACATTGACAATGATTATGCAACAATTAAGTGGGATGTATTAAAGGGCGACGCTCCATCAAAAGATGAAGTTCTGGCAGAATTGGCAAGGTTAGAAGCTGAAGCAAAGGCCAAACTAGAGGCAAGATCAGCTTCTAAGGCTGCACTACTTGAGCGACTAGGCATCACAGCCGATGAAGCAGCACTCCTACTTGCATGAAGCCAAGACTTTCTAAGTCTGCCATTCAACTACGCGAGCAGATTGATGATGCATTCCCCGATAGAGATCGAACTTCGGACGGCTGGATCGGCGACACTCGACACGCTGCACGCAAGTCTGATCATAATCCAGATGCACAGGGATGGGTTCGTGCCATCGATGTTGACCGCGACCTTAACGGCAAAGGCAGGAAGCCCGATGTCATGCCTGACTTGGTCGATCAGATTCGACTCCTTGCAAAGTCTGGCGATAAAAGAATTAGTTACATCATCTTCGACGGCCGCATCGCCTCATCTAAAAAGGCTTGGGCTTGGCGTCCTTATGATGGGATCAATAAGCATAATCATCACGCGCACGTCAGC